CAGTAAGGAGCCGACATGACCCGCTATCTGCTGCCCCGGAAGTGCGAAGCCACGGACGAGGTCTGTGAGGACTGTGACGGTGACCCGTTGACGTGCCTTGTCCGGTTCACCGAAGACGCCGGCCTGTACGACGACAACGACTACGAGGGTCGGTAACGCCAGCTATTACTCTAAAGGAGTAAATATATGTCTAGCGAAGTAGGTTTAGGACGCCATTACTCACGCGATGAGCGTGACAATAAGTTTTTGACTGCACGCTATTTACTTAATCGTAAGTTTCCTAGGATAAGAGCACACCGTTATTGGAATAGCAACCGTTGGTGGGGTGATCAGGGGGGTACTTCTCAATGTGTAGTATACTCTTGGGCACATTGTATTGAACGTCCTAATACTACTATCACACCTTGGAGGTCTGAAGGAGGGCATGAGCTTAGTTGGGGGTCATGGAGGTTTACAGGACAGCAGCCTCTCATCAACTTAGATGAAGCTTATAATTGGGCACAGCGTAATGACGAATGGCCCGGTACTGACTACGATGGGACTTCTGTTCGTGCAGGCGCTAAGTACTTGCATAAGCATGGTCATATTGAGAGCTATACTTGGGCTTATGATGTCTATACAGTAGTACATGCTGTGAACACAGTAAGCCCTGTAGTAGCAGGTACCTTATGGACTATAGATATGTTCGTACCAGACAAGCACGGCTTCATTGAACCCACAGGTGACTCTGTAGGAGGACACGCTTACTTAATTGATGGAGTCAGCAACCGTAATAAGTTCTTCCGTATCAAGAATTCATGGGGTAAGAATTGGGGACGCGGAGGATTTGCTCGCATTACATTCGATAACTTTGACAAGCTACTCCTCGCTCATGGAGAAGCGTGTCTACCTATCTTCAGAGCTACTTAGGAGCAGCTAAATGTTTAAGCATACAATAAGGCTTATGCATGATAGAGAACCATTAACTAGTAGGCTAGATAAGGCTGATTCTGATTCAGATATTGAAATTAATGTTCAGTCAATGGATTTACAAGCAGCTTGGGAGGAATTACTTACCCGTATGCCGACTGATTTATATGAAGCGCTTAGGAGGGCAATGCCTACATGACAACCTATAGAACGAGCGAACGTATTACGTTTAAAAAGTGCCGCAGACTGTGGGACTACACCTCTCAGAACCGTATGGCACTCGAACCTACCCGTATGGACAACAACTTATCGTTCGGCATCGCCGTACACGTAGGACTGGAGGCTTATTACAACCCTGACACTTGGGACTACCTTGATGACAAGAGCAAGGCTGAAGTAGCAGTAGCTAAGTTTGTAGAAGAAATGACGCGGCAGCTTAAAGAGGAGAAGAAGGCTAACCTTGGCTCAGTGACCACAGAGCGCCAGCAGCAGTTTGATGAGTACATCGAACTTGGTACTGGAATGCTACGGCATTACGGCGAGTGGGCACCTGAGCGTGACCGTGAGTTGGGCCTCATCCCTGTGGCAGTAGAAGAGGCTATCAAGGTACCTATTGGAGAAGTTAACGGAGAGACTATATACTACCAGGCTCGCATAGACATGGTAGCGCGGCATGGCGACGGCTCTCTGTGGTTATGGGACCACAAGACAGCTGCGTATATGTCTACGGACTATGGCTACTTAGACCTTGACACTCAGATTAGCTCTTACTTCTGGATCTATGAGCAAGCCTTTGGTGAATTGCCAAAGGGTATGATGTATAATGAGCTTATCAAGAAGGTACCAGGACCCCCAAAGCAGCTAAAGAATGGTACGTTGAGTCAGGACAAACGGCAAAACACTACTTTCGCTTTATACGTTAAAGAGATTGACCGGCTGGGGCTTGACAACGAGCCGTACGGTGCTATGCTTGATTACCTGGCCTCTAAAGAGGAAGACTACTTCAATAGAGTTAAGGTCACACGCAGTATAGCTGAGATAGAAGCACAAGCACAGTACATTAGGGCTGAAATCGTAGATATGCTCTACGACCCAGCCATCTACCCAAACCCTAGTAAGCTCTATTGCAATCGGTGTGAGTTTCGTACTCCCTGCACCATTCGTAATGAGGGCGGCGATGACTCATTCCTCTTAGACGATAGAGCGCTCTATAGAGAGCGTGAAAGTGAGGAAGTAACCGTTGAGTAAAGTCAGCGAACTTTTAGACGGCGAGGAACCGCAAGCTAAGCCTAGAGATATAGCAGGCTTTCCTATCGTGTCAGTAGGCACTATGGAAAAGTATGTCAATATCCTTATCTATGGAGAGCCCGGTGTAGGTAAGACGGTTCTCGCTGGCTCTGCTGCGGCTGTAGACGCAATGGCTCCGGTCCTCCTGCTGGATATAGAGGGCGGAACCATGAGCCTCGCAGATACCTACGCCAACGTCGATGTCATCCGTGTGCTCCACTGGCGCGATTTGCAAAAGATTTACGACAAGTTGCTCAGTGGTGACCACGAGTATAAGACCATCATTCTTGATTCGCTCACAGAGGCTCAGAAGCTGTCTATGGGTGACATTATGAAGAGGGTAGCAAAGGAGGACCCAGACCTAGACCCTGACATTCCTACCATGCGAGCATGGGGTAAGAACATCGAGCAGATGAGGAAGTTTACCCGTGCGCTGCGTGATCTACCTGTAAATGTAATCTACACAGCACTCGTAGACAGTGAGAAGGACAACCGAGGTAAGACTGTAGCTCGTCCTAGCTTCCAAGGGAAGTTGAAGGGTGAGGTACCAGGCTTCATGGACATTGTAGCTTACTACTACATCAGGCAGGTTGGCGATAATCTTAAGCGCATCCTGCTGACGCAGCAGACAGACACTACCATAGCAAAGGACAGGAGCAACAAGCTGCCCAAGTTGATGGAAGACCCAACGATGCAAGAAATCTACTCAGCAATCATCACTAAGGAGAGCAACTGATGGTACGCATTAACTTCGCAGAGGTAGAGGACAGCCCACAGCTTCCCGCAGGGAAGTACCACTTCGCTATTACTGATGGCGAGGTACGTGAAACCAGTGACACTAGTAAGCACCCAGGTAATGATTTCTGGAGCTTGGAGCTGACTGTACAGGACGGTGAGCAGCAGGGCCGTAAGCAGTACATGTCAATTATGCTGCCCCCGTACGAAGTCTTTACTCTTGCTCGTTTGATGAGGGTTACTGTCGGACAGCATGAGTACACTGAAGACCAGCTTGCGTCTGGTGAGTTCGATGTAGAACTTGACGACCTTATGGGCCTTGAGTTTGTAGCTTCTGTTCGCCCACAGAAGGGCAACACTGACTACAATGAGGTTCGTAACATCAAGGCTTTCGACCCGGAAGACTGGGAAGACGCTGACCTGCTTCCGTGACATAGTGTAAGCCGTGTGGTGGTTGAGCCGTCAGTAACGAGCGCTGAGTTGGAAGCCCCCAACACCGACGGTCGATAAGCGCTGACCACCACACCTACTAGGTCGGCGGAGGTAGGTGTGAAACGGGTAACTAACGAGGAATTTTTCCGATTCCTGTTTGGAGAGGAAGAAGGTTACCTGTGCATTGTAGAGATAAGTAGGAACACGCAGAAGGTTAAGTCAAACAAGAAAGTTAAGCAGCACTTCTACATGTACCCACAGGAGCTTCCAAAGGTATTAGAACTTGTAGAAGCAATGAAGGCGCAAGTGGACCTTTACTTCGCTCCATTCTTGTTGACTGAGCCTAAGCGTAAGAAAGCCTTTATCACTGATACTCCTACAGCGTGGGCTGACGGTGACCTTTGTCCCATTGAGTCACTTAAGCTAGAGCCCAGCGTTATTGTACGTAGCTCAAAGAGCGAAGACCAAGAGAAGTTTCACTTCTACTGGAAGTTCGATGAGCTACAACCGTCTGACGTAGGTGAGTCAATAAGCAAGCGGATTGCTTACACTCACGAAGCAGATGGCATGGACGTCAGTGGTTGGGACCTAACGCAGTTACTGCGTATTCCTAATACCTATAATCACAAGTATACCCCTCCAGTACAGGTTAGTCCTGCACTTCTTACAGAAGGATCTGTATACGCACCAGAGCATTTTGATAGTCCCTACCCGGAAGTAAATGGTCAAGTAGACTATGTTGAGGTAGAGTCAATTGACTTGCCTGACGAGTCTGCAAGGCAGTTGCTATCTAGGTATAAGAATGCACTGTCACCACGAGCCATAGACCTGTTCGTAGAGGTACCACTTAATAACTGGTCATCACCTCTATACGAACTACAATGCACGCTGTTTGAAGCTGGACTCTCTAAGGAAGAGGTCTTTGTTATAGCTAACGAAGCAGCATGTAATAAGTATGCTAGGGATAACAGACCGCAGGCCCACCTGTGGAAAGAGATTCAAAAGGTCTATGCACAAGTACAAGCAAAGCAGGAAGCACCACCGGAGGACGATTCTGATTTAACAGAGAGTATAGAGCGTCCTCCTATCTTACTTACAGAGGAAGAGGTAGAGCTAGTCCGTAAGGATAGAACCTTTATAGAAGACTATACGGATTGGGCTAAGGGGCTAGGCGACGCTGCTACTCAGTATCACCCTGTGGGAGCATTCGTGATACTCAGTAGTCTTATGTCAGGTACAGTACGTATCCCTACCTCATTCGGCACCCTAATACCTAACCTGTGGTTCTTGATTCTCGCCGACACTACTCTTACACGTAAGTCTACAGCTATGGATATAGCTATGGATTTGCTGCTAGAGATAGACGACGACATCATGCTTGCCACAGATGGGTCTATTGAGGGCTTGATGACGGCTATGGGTACACGTCCTGGTCGGCCTAGTATCTTTCTGCGCGATGAGGTAACGGGACTCATCGACTCTATTTCTAAGAAAGAGTACATGGCTGGCATGATGGAGATGCTGACCAAGATGTATGATGGTCGCCCTATGAAACGTATTCTTCGTAGGGAGACTATCAATGTTATTGATCCCCGCTTGATTTTCTTTGGTGGGGGCATCCGTAATAAAATGATGGATATTCTTGACTATCAACATATCTCATCTGGCTTTCTACCCCGCTTCATCTTCGTGACAGCAGAGTCAGACATAACGAAGCTAAAGCCTATTGGTCCCCCTACTACTGAGGGACAAGAGGAACGTGAGGCTCTAATAGAGTATTTAGATAAGCTGTATGATAAGTACAACTACAAGCCTGTTCGTTCTTCTAGTACCAGTAGTAAGGTTAGCTTTCCTAAGCACTGGCCTGTCCAGTTAACAGAGGAAGCATGGTACCTCTATAATTCATTTGAGGTCAAGCTACTCGACCATGCTATGAAGTCTATAGATCCTTCTATTATGACTCCTATGATGGACCGCTTGGCAAAGAGTGGATTGAAGGCCGCTGCTTTGTTAGCCGCTAGTAAGCTACCAGAAGAGAAGATTGTAGTAGAGAAGATAGACATACTACATGCTTTCTACTACATCGAGCAGTGGGTCAAGCACACTATCTACATCATCAACAATATAGGCAAGTCTCACGATGAGAAACTGATTCAAAAGCTCTTTGACACTATCAACGGAAACCCAGGCATTCTCCGTAGTGAGATAATGCGTCGTAACTATATGTCGGCTCGTGACGCTGAGCAGATTTTCCTTACTATGGAGCAGCGTGGACTAATCAGACGAGAAAAGAAAGGTGGGCGCGGTGAGCGAATTTACCCCTCAACAAGAAGATAACATCGAAGTTTCATTGGCTAATCTTAATGAACGTGTAAGTGCAGCAGCTTCTGAATATCTTAGCTATCTAGAGTCTGACCCCGAAAGTGATGTTATCTCTAACCTACAGGATGCTCTAGTAGATATGATTGCTATAGGTACTGTGGCATATACAGCTCTTGATAAGTTAGCTGGGTTGAAGGAGCAGGAACAGTGATTCACAAGACACTATCTACATATCAAGCTAACCTACCTTACGACGACAACCAAGAGCACCCTGATGGGGACCTGTGGCTTATCAGTGAAGAAGACTGGCCGCAAGTACCTTATGGCGTGAACTTAGAGGAAGCGACCACAGGGCGAGTCGTTAAGCATACTCAGCACACTGGCACACCTCACCTAAAATTAGGCATTAGAGGTTATCATGGCGACTGAGCGGTAAAGTCTGTGACGACCCAGCACCCTGTGGACCCCCTCCTACCCCCAGCTTCGACGGGGAGCCCGTCAGGTCGCGCAGGAGCGCGCGAGGGGGCAGCCCATAGCATCACACCACCTACCCCGCTATCTCACGGCAGGCGCGAGCTGACAGGGCCGCGCGCAGCACTAGTAAGGGATTCAGTATGGTAAAACGACATCACCCCGAAGCTAAATGCGAAGAATGCCCTTTATATACAGTAGGCAAGTATGTACCCACAAACTATCAGGGTAACAAAACTGCTGAGTACGTATTAGTTGGAGAAGCACCTGGCGGTATGGAAGCTAAAGTAGGTAAACCATTTGTAGGTATGAGTGGTAAGCTGCTTGATGCTACGCTAGAAGAAGCAAGTATAGACAAGAGTAAAGCTGTATTAACTAATACCTGCCTGTGCCGTCCTCCTGCTAATGAGACTCCTACCCCCGCTAGCGTGAAAGCGTGTAAGCCTGCGCTTAAATCACTTTTAGAAGAGGTTAAGCCAAAGTACGTTGTAGCTATGGGTAACACTGCTGCTAGCGCGTTGCTCAACCGTAGCACACGTATCACTAGGGACCGTGTGGGGCCACCAAAAGATGTAGGCAAACCTTATAAGCTAATTCCCACAGTCCACCCAGCAGCTACTCTACGGAATCCTAACCTGTTCCCTATGCTCGCTGCGGATTTAAAGAAACTGAAGCCAGGAGCAACGAAGCAATGGAACCCGCCTGTCTATAAGGTGTATGACGATGAAGCTACAGCGTGTAGGGCGATTGCCCAGCTTCGTACAGCTAAGTCTTATGACACATTGGTTGTGGACCTTGAAGTTGGAGAAGAAAAAGACGACTCGTTCGGTCACCCTAATACGCTTCTTGCCGTCGGTATCGCATACAAGGATGACACAGCTATTGTAATTGGAGCCAATGCAGTCAAGAGCCGTCGTGTGCGGAAGGCTCTGTCTGATCTATTCTACAATAAGCAACTAGTCTGTCATAATGGGAAGTATGACCTTGGTGTGCTGTACCGTATGGGCTTCGGCACGTTTAAGTTGTATCGTGACACCATGCTCATGGCATATACCATTGACGAAGTACCTGGCACGAAGGGTCTTAAGTACTTAGCCAAAGAACTACTTGGTGCTCCCGATTGGGATGAAGAGATTAAGCAATACACCACAGGCAAAGACGGCAGTTGGGATAAGATTCCCAAAGACATTCTGTACAAGTACAATGCATATGACGTTAACTGTACTTGGGACCTGCTTCATTTACTGCCCAATCAGATGGACGGGAATGACTGGCAGCTACATGACTTCCTATGTAGAGCTAGCGATGCTCTTATGCTTATTGAGTCTGATGGTATCTATATCGACCAAGAGGAGCTAGAGCGTCTGTCTGTGGAGATGGAGTATAAGATTGAAGACGCCAAGAAGGAGCTACAGGAGTTTGCAGGCGAGTACATCAATAAGCTTACTCCAAAGCAACGTGAGCTTGTTGAAAAAGGTGGGGGCTTTAACCCCAACAGCCCCTTACAAGTTGCGGGCTTACTTAAGGCAATCAGCAGTATTACTTTTGTCACCACAGATGCAGAACAGCTTACGAAGCTACTCAATAAAGTACCACCACTAAGTACATTTGCAAAGCAGATGCTGTACTACCGCAAGATAACCAAACTATACGGTACCTACGTCAAAGGCACCACAGAGAGGATTGACGAGGATGGGCGGGTACGAACAAGTTACTTGCTGCATGGTACGGAAACTGGGAGGCTATCTGCCAGAAATCCAAATGTGCAAAACGTGCCTCGCACTAGTGAGTACGGAAACATTAGGAAGGTCTATGCGGCTGCACCTGGGAACAAGTTTATCTACGCAGATTACTCCAACATCGAAGGACGAGTAGTAGCAGTACTAAGTGGTGATAAGAAAATGATTGAGCTGATGAATGACCCTAAGTCGGACATTCACAGTACTGTAGCTGAGTCTATCTTTGGGGCTGACTTTACAAAGGACAACAGGTTCATTGCTAAGAGTGTTGTACACGGAGCTAACTATGCTCGTACTGCACATGGTATAGCAGAAGGCTTAGGTATCCGTGTGGGAGAGGCTACAAAGGTCTACAACGGATACCACAATCTGTTTCCTAACGTCAAGCCGTGGCACGCAGCTATCAAGCACCAAGTAATCAATACAGATGAGGTACTTATTACCCCCTTTGGACGCAAGCGTAGGTTTGCTCTGATTGTCCCTGACAACATTGAGGATGTCTACAAAGAGGGCTTAGCCTTTCAGCCACAGAGCATCGCTAGTGACATCTGCCTGCGTGCAGCAGTACAGCTAAAGGAAGAGGGCTTCGCTGTCAGGCTATTAGTCCACGACGGTATCGGTATTGAGGTCCCTGTGGACGAGGTTGAGCAGGCCGTTCCACGTATCCGTGAGGTCATGGAGCAGTCAGGTAGGGAGTTCACTACCGTCGTGCCGTTCTACGTAGACATCAATGTCGGCGATAGCTGGGGAGAGGTAGACTGATGTACATAGCATTTGACCCTGGAGGCACTACAGGTGTCTGTGAGCTAGACCCTTTTAACTATGAAAAGATACGCTCGTTCAATATCACTAGCGACGATATACAATTGTTCGTGTGGGACACACTGAATATAGTAAAGCCCAGTACTATCATCTACGAGCGGTTCGATTATAGGCCGTATCAAAAGACAGCAGACCTGACTCCTGTGGAAGTAATAGGTGTTATTAAGCTTTATGCTCAAGAGCACCTTGATATAACACTTGTTCCACAGCAGCAGTTGAAAGGTGACAAGGGCTTCTGGACCGACGACAAGTTAAAAGCCCTTGACCTGTACCACAGTGGAGAGCACGGCCACTCGAACGACGCGGTCCGGCAGATGCTCTACTACGTGACGTTCACGCTGGGGGACCGCTACTTCGTGAATAGACTCACAGACTGAGTATGCTTTCGTTTTAGTTATGCGATAAGAGAATAAGCAAGGGCCAGGCCGCCAGCACCCTAGGGGCACCGAAGGGAGGCGCGACCTGGCCCTTGTTTATTCTCCATCAACATCAGATATCGGCCCAGCAAGACCATACTTGCGTAGCTTTTCATCTATGATTGTGTGTTGTTGGTAAGACCACTGCCTATGGCTTTCTAGGTCTTCACCCAACCTTTCTACAATTATCTGTATACCATTAAGCTTTTGACGCATAGAGTTGTTATTGTCTGAAGTAAGCTCCTTCAGTATCTCTTCTTGCTTACTTTTCAGTTGTTCAATGTCATATGTAGCTGGAGCTAGTACAACTTCTTGATGCTTCTTGCTAACCCACGTCAGTCCTGTTATTAATTTTATAGCAAGTAATATGAAAGCAGTAAGAGCGCCAGAGATAGCTCCAATGAGTATTATCCATTCTACTATAGGTGAAAAGTCTAACTCTGGCATCTTATCCTCACTCCTCAGCGGTCACGTTGAACTTTGTAGGCATCTTCACGTCAGCCTTTACAGCCGTGCGGCCAGTAGCTATCTGACCAAGTGCAGCGTTCGTCTGCCACGTACGAGTACGGATGGTAGTCTTGCCATCAGCAGCAGGAGCATCCCTACCCTCACATAGCTCTTTGTAGACTGCTTCTAGCATCTGTTCTTGCCTTGGCGTGAGAGCCACGTCAGGCTCCTTTATAGTAGTATTGTGGTACTTACGAATCTCTCTGCGAAGTTGGTCGCCGGGGCACGTAGTACTAGTAAAGTTGCTGTGTGGGCGTACTTCTCGACCAGCATTGCCATTAGTACGAGCCTCTACTATGCACCACATTAGTGCTGATAGGGCATCCTTACTAACAGTCTGTCCTTCGCCACCTATCCACACGAAGGCGTAGAACCTATTGTTGCCGTCTGTAGTACCTTGTGCAGCAGTACGTACTCCAAACCCTCTTCCAGCAAAGACGTAGCCGTGATTACAGAATCCCATAGTGTAGGCTATGTCAACCCAACCACGGGTTTCCATGTGGAATCTCTGCCACGCTTGCCATGTAGCAATGCAACCTGCATGAGTATTTATATTCTGTCTGCCCCCTCCCCAATGCACAGCACAGCCGCCACGGTAAGGCATGATGTTACGGCTGAATGAGTTGGGCCTAACCAGTCCAGCCTGCGTTCTGGTGATAAAGCCCTTCATGGTCTACTCCAGCGTCTTCGGGTTCTGCATACTGTAGCTCCGGTATGTCTAGCTGTTGCCATTCAGGCTCTCCCCAACTATCTACATCAGGCATCGTCGTCATCCTTGTTAGGAGTCTGATATACACCGAAAGTAGTAAGCAATACTAGACCTATGACTTGCCACTGATGAGTAACGTCGATACCTGTATCGACTCCTAACCAGTTAGCAAGAGCTGCGACCAACAACAAAGCAAAAGCTACGATGGCCTTCGCATATGGCTGCAATGCAGTTAGCATGATAGCCTCCTTTATGATGCCAATTTGCCTAACACTATAATGTCAGGCCCGTTTACTATAGCCCACACAGTATCCCCTACACTAGGGCTATAAGTGTCTAAGTAACGAACCTCAGTTACTAAATCGTAGTCTTGTACTGTGATAGTGCCTAATTGCACACTGTTTACTAAATACTGCCTTAGAATTAGTCTATCTGAAAAGCGTTTAGTTTGTCTATCTAGAGCTTCAATAAAGTCCATTAGACTCTGCCCTCACGCATAGTAAAATTCATTGACCCGTTGTATTCTAATGGAACGTTAAATTTGTCTAATACGTATCTAGAAGAAAGCTTACTTCTAATACGGCTTAATTTAATTATGTCCCCCGCTTCATGTGCTGGATTTACAGTTACTATAACTCGCATTGTTTCTGTAGTACCTGTAACCTGCCGTAGTCTAGCCTTAGCAACTTCTTCTGCTTGCTCTACTGTACTTACGTAGTTAGAAATTAAAAAGGTAGGTACCATTCCATAAGGACTAGAGCCTGGAGGGTCGCCTACATACGTAGGTGAGGTTGGGTCTTCATCCATAGCTGTGTATTGTACAGGCTCTTCGTTAGTTGTAGACTCTCCTCTAACAATTACTGTGTTGAAAGTGTTTTCTATACTCAGACGTCTTGTATTGTAAAGCATAGTAGACGTAGGGCCTTCTTGATAGTGCCACACTGTAGGGCCTGTACTAACGTTAGGTACAGGTCTTAGAGTAACTATTCCGTTAAGGTTAAAGTATAATTCGTGGCCGATAGAGCTTGCCATCTCACGAGCATACTTCCACCTATCGCCTCCAGCAAGGTCCCCTGAAGACCCAAATACTAATTGTGGAGTTACAAAGTTTATTGGCGGAAAGTTATATAAAAGTCCTGGTACTCCATCTTCTATAATACCTTTTATAGCAGTAGCATAATTAGTACCCATAGGTACAACGTAGTTCTGAAGTAACCTAGCACGTTCTACTAATCTTGCCCGGTCAAACAAACTTAACTCTATAGACAAACTATCTACGTTGTCTTCTATGTTAGTGTCAAATATACGAAACACACCTAATGGTACTAATTCTTGCGTACCATCGTTAAATTTTATTCCTCTATACAGACGTATTTCATTATTAGAAAGTGGGTGCAGTAAGGAATTAAAGTCATTTCTGCTAGGTACTTTGTCTCCGTCTTTACAAACTAACTTAACTCTAGCTCGCCTTCTAGTAGAACTAGAAGAGTCTACACTAACATTACCGGATACAATGTTTAATTGATCTGTTATTAGTTCGTTGCCAGATAAGACCTCAGCCTTATATACAATCTTATGTGATTGCTGTACATAAGATTTAAACTTGTCGCTGATGTTATACATTAAATGGGTCCGCTTGCTCGATCACTTCAATAGTAAATAATTGGTAATCATCTATAGTATTGACTACTGTCTGTCTAGTATTCTTACCAAAAGCGAAGTACCATTGACGCATAGGAGACTGTAGCAATAAAGTCTTCTGCCTATTTATAAAGTCTAATAGCTTTTCTCGTTGTTCTTTACCTATAGTTTGTATAGTTATAGAGAATTCATCTAACCTTACTACATCACGTATTATGACTTTATCTTTTCGGCCTAGTGCAGTAAACTCTGCCATATCTTCATGTATAGTAATGTTTAAATCAGAGCTACCATCTACAAACACTTCCATCATATCTATAGAAGTATCTGGATCTTTAATAAACCACTTATTATAATATACTGTTACTGTTTGCATATTACTAGAAGTAGTAGTACCATTGACTGCGAATGCTATTACTATGTATTCATACGTAACGCCACTTGCTACTTGATAATCAATAAACATACTGTTTATTGGGAATTCATCAACTAAAATAGCCCAATCAGTATCACCAATTACTCTTCTACGAATACTGTTGTATTGAACTATTGGCTGATTTATTTCAGGGTCAGAGTCAGGGTTTTGTATATAAAGTAAGGTAAAGCCTCTATCACTATCAGTATTTGCAGAAATTATAGGCGTTGGAGCTTTAGTATAGGTAACTTCGACGCGAATTTCAGCCCAAGGTGACCACAGACCGTCATTACGAATTCGCCATCTAATCCACTCAAAACGATTATTGACTGGAAACTCTACTATAGCAGAGCGAGCACTACTACTTTCTACTATACCACTATCCCAGTAGACAGTATTAATATCAATGCTGCCGGCGTTGTCTGCTACTCTTTGCCCTTGATAAGCCTCTTGCTCACTAGCAGACCATTCAACTACTTGTGTTTCATCCCCAATAATACTGTTATTTGCATGAGAAGTTATAGTGGGAGCGCCAGGTACTTCAGCAGCAGTAAATATTTCGTATTCAGACCAAGGACCTTCTAAGCCAGAAGCGTCATAGGTCTTAACTCTCCAGCTATGCTGTCCGACAGTAAAAGTATTGGCAGAGATAGTTCTCTGAGTCGATGTACTATTTACGTCCCAAGAATAAACTATGGTACTCTCGCTATTTAGTACCTCACCTCTAGACCTAGATTGAGTGTCCCCAGAGTCAGGGTCATTAAACTGCCATTTAAATACCTGGGACTGTTCTAAATTAATACTGGCATTGTCAATAGGAGATAAAAGCGTAGGAGTATTTGGAGGGCTATTTAATGTATCAATATAAAAGTTATCTAGTGACTGCCCATTTAAGTCTGAGGTAGCTCGACCTATACCATGCTTATTAACATTTATATGAGCTGAAGAAGTAGCTGAGATAGACGCACTGGTAGAACCATTTACAAATACTTGTAAAGACGTACCAACAGCTAGTAAACGTAAGCTGCTAGGGCTTGCAGTAGTAATGCCAAGCTGACTTACAGTACCGTTTACACATTGTTCAAGTATAGCTCGTCTATGAGTTGAAGTGGTAGAAATCCAAGTTTGTCTAGTCTCTCCTGTCAAGTAGGTACCACCAACTAGTCGATAACCGTGAGTGTGGCTTCCCCACGTCGAGGTTCCATCTGAAGTTGAGTGGGCATGGAACCACCCGAATTCACACTGAGAAAACGAAGGAGCAGTGGTATTTGAAGTACTCCACTTCGTTGCAATTTGAGTGTTACCTGAAAAAGCATTTACTAGTGCATCTGTATGGGTCTGTCCACAGTCTGTCGGATACCCGTGCTGGTAGCCTCGTGCCCACTCGTACTCAGTTATGTAGAACCCACTAGTTGTAGTAAACCGACGTACTCTAACTCGAATCCAATTGTCTTCATCAGTTACACGAGCATAAACTGCGTCACCACCATTACTACTGGTAGTACAACGAACGTCTGCGTCCCCGGTAGGGGTAGTGATAGCAGATATAGGATTTAATGATCTACTTGTACTAGTATAAGCTCTATTACTAAGAATTCTCCAAGAGCCGTTAATAGTTTCCCACGCAGGGCCGCCAGGTATAGTACCTAGCCCAGAGCCTTCTGGTGTATCAGCTCTGTTAAAGTCGTCAGTGTAAATTGTCATGCTACAACCGCCCACAGAGCAGGAACGTTAGGCGGCTCCCATCCAACTTGTGTGGTGTGGCCTTGTAAACATTCGTACTTAATGCTATCATACAAGCGTACATCGCCGGGTACCACATCCTCTCCTGCGATCCATTGAGGTACTTCAGATATTTCTAATTCTGGAAGAATCTCCCACAGTTGCATGAGAGACAGCACCTCTCCTAGATTCTGCCACACACCGTCAACGTTTTTTACTAAATTTACAGTCCAAACCCCTGTGGAGGACCTTCTTAAAACACGAAGTACTAAACCCTCTGAGTCTTCAAAGAACCAGCGTACAAAACCGTCTCCTACCTGTACATGTAGCGTAGTAAGACCGTCAACTAAAAGCGCATCATCTAAAACGTTTACTAAGACTGAGCGAGCTTCTTCCTCTGAAGCCTGTTGATTACTAAGCCACGTATCTCTAGCAGCTTCTCTAAGGCTCATCAGTCGCTCCTAATTCTATCAATAATCTCTTCAAAAGTCTTGTCTACGTAGTCTTGTACGTCCTGCATATTAGCACTATCAATGGGGCCGTTGAAGTTAAGTTCTACAGCACCCTTTTCTATAGTAATAGTATCGCCAGAGGGAAGCTGGTCTTTCCTAAATACGTACTCATTCTGTCCAGTCTTGTTAAATGCTAAGGTGAGGCCAGGGGGCAGTATCCCTCCCCTATCATAGACTCCGATACCCGCATTGCGAATCCTGTCAATAGCTGTACGTATCTCGTCTAGGGTTCTGCCTTCTCCACCTATAACTTCTAGTGCCAGCCTTCTCAAACGCGCGTGCTCAGTTTCATCGTCTGTAGCAATAGTGACTCGACGGTTCTTGAACATCTCTTTTATAAGTTTCATAACTTCGGGCAAGCCAGCCTCTAAAGCACTAGTATCGCGCTTTCTGTGGGCATGTGCTTCCATAACTTCGGGCTTAACACCCGATATTGTTCCCATAGCCTCCGTCAGTTGTCGCACGGAGTCTGTAGCTACTCCAACATGGTATGCTAAGTCGATAAAGAATTCCAACTGTTCTGGACCATGCATAGCTAATTGGTGGCCCGCGTCAACAACTCCTAACATTGCTTGCATAGCAGCAAGCTCTGCGTCAGCAAGGTTGTGCTTAGCGTCGCGCAATTCATCAGTAATTTCAGCTTGACGCTTCTGCAATTCAGCAAGCTCATTCTGAAGGTCTATGACCTCTTGAGTAGGAGCTGTAGAGTCTAGCTCAGCTTGAGTTAAGTTCTCACGAGCAATCTGTAGCTGAAGCTCTGCTATACGCTGTTCCTCGCTAAAGTACTTAGCATCCTTACGTATCTTATTAAGTTCCTCTGTACCCTGAGCTAGTTCAATCTCGGCTATGCGTAGCTCACGCGCTGTGGCAGCGGTTTGCCCAGCACCTTCCTCTGCCTCCTGAAGCGCCTGAAGAGCGTCTGCTAGCTCTTTCTGCGCCTTGAAGGTCATAAGTAGGGCCTGGACCTCATCCTCAATGCCAGGGGCCACAGCCTGTACTGTCGCCATATCTAAGCGGGCCGCAGTAACCCTAGCCTGAGCGGCAGCGATGTCAGCCTCAGAGCCTTGCACAGCGCCCTGTAGCTCTTTGTACTGCTGTGTAAGCTCTTCTACCCGCTGCTCCTGCCGAAGCTCAGCAAGCTCTTGATCCATAGCAGCCATGCCATTAAAGAACCTGCCATAGGCGTGCTCAGCGTCCCTAAGAGCTTGAGTAGCAGATATGATGTTGAGTTCCTGCTGAGCAGTAACTCTTTGCGCTTCTTCCATAGCACGATTTAAGTGCAAGTACGTACGCTCAATCTGGTCATTTAGAGTGATGTACTCATTGTTCAAGCTAACGATTCTGCGCTCTGCATTAGCTAGCTCATGCTGAGCTTGATTCTGTACTCGCATAGCGCCAATAGCGCCAATCATATCCCTTGTGGCAGCAATGTTGGTCTGTGTGGCTGTGGACAAGATGTGTTCGTACTTATCAACGAACCTATTAGCCCAATTGTCTAAATCGGCGCCCCCAGCAGTAAAAGTACCGCCACTACTAGTAGGCCAATCACTTATACCAACACTTCCACCTGTATTAAAATTGTTCAAGTTATCAAGGAAGTCCACACCAAGAGCGTCCACAGCAGAGCGGCGTAGTACATACTCGCCTCTCGTCAGCATGGCTAGGACGGTGTCTTCGTCAGGGCCACGACCGGGTATAATACCGCCCTTGTTTCTAAATCCTACAATATGTCCCATGCTATTGTATTGCGCTCTAGGAACAGCAGGCGGTTGTATAGCAGGCATCTTTGGAGTAACAGACTGTAACCCAAAGCCAAAGGACTCAGCTATTCCTACACCCATAGTACGAGCGTGCGCATTCAAAGAATCGCTTTGGTTGCCAAGCTGTGTACGCCAGTATTCTGCTGCACCTTCAGGGTCAAGGTGGTCACGTGTGGCAGCAGTAAACTCAATACCTATGTCCTTACCAATTTCCTTTGCTTGCTCAATTCCTACCCCTAAAGCTTCAGCAAGCTCTCGTACAGTAATCTCTCCCCCATTTTGTGCTATAATCCACATGGCAGACATAGCTGCTTCAAAGTTCTCTCCCATTATATCTCCCCCATTTGCAACGTAGGAGAGCATAAGACTCATCATAGAAGAGATTTCTTCGTTAGTAAGATTGCCATACTTTTCTGCTGTAAAAGCAACCCTCTCCATAACTATTTGCATTTCATCTATAGAAAGCTCCCCGCCCTGTTCTATGTACTCCGCTACAGCTTGCATCATACTTTCTATATGACCTGTTACAACCTCTCCATACCTGTCTGTGGTTAAGATTACTGCTTCGAGTATGTCGTTCCAACTATTATTGACGTCTTCGCCATAGTTGTCTATTAAGCTATGTACTCCGTCAAGCATCTCATCTATGTGGTCCCTTACTACCTCACTAGTAAGAGCAGCATTAAGTCGAATAGCTCTTAATATTTCTAAAAATTCATCTGGGTCAGCAGTAGCTAATACTGCCATAGCGTCAGGACCCGCATCACCCATAGCTAGTACAGCACCTATAACAGAAGTGAGGTCTTCAGTCATAAGGTCACTGTTGTTCCTGATAATAGTAGTCATATCAGTAAACATATCGCGTGTGGTATCGCGGCCGTCACTCATAGACGCCATCCACAGTTGAAGAGCATCATCGTGTTCGCGCAATGATTCTAAGGGCTCTTCTAAGCCTTCATTAACCTTAGAAAGTGCGTCGCTCCAAGCAGTACTGATAGAAGTCAGGTTCCCCAGTACATTGCCAAACTCTTGTGCAGCTTGGCTAGCCTCTATTAAGTTTTCTGTCAGCTCACCAGTCTCTTCATCTACAATACCAAGAGCTATAGCAGCTTGATGTAGCTCATCATTCATTAGTCCCATGCTGTCAAGTTGCTCTATAAGTACCTTTATAGCTTCTCTACGCCTGGCGGCCTCTAGCCTAGTAGCATCGTTAGACTTGTCGTGCATACCTAGGTAGTCAGCCATCAACTCGCCAAGACCACCACGGGCACGAAGCTCAGCTTGAACTTGCTCTAAATTCTCCCTACTAGCTTGCAAGTTCCTCTGCATCTCATTACGTACTGTAATAAGTGCGGCTCTTTCAGAGTAATGCTGCTGAGTACGCTCTGTGTGGCTCATAGCATTTATAGCGTCTATACGACTCTGAGTACGACGAATGAAACGTTCTTGGTCTGCTATGCCACTAGCACTTATCTCTAGGAACCTTTGCTGACTCAGCCCTGCGTCATGAATACTAGAAGTTAAACCTTCTTGTTCAATTCTAGTCTTCATTAACTCTGCACGAGCCCTACCTATATTCCTAGTGTAGTTAACAAAGTTGTCTACACTTTGGTCAATCTCGTCATTGTACCTTGATTGCGCTGCTACCATGTCAGAAACAAACTTGCGATTGTCTCTAACTTCCTTATTCATGAGGTAAACAACGCCTACAATAGCTCCAAGAGTAGCTAATATAGCTCCCATTGGAGTTAGAGCAAAAGCTTTCATAGCACCAGCAGTAGCTAATGTGCCCGTTTTAAGAGCAAGCATCTTTGTAGTTAATGTACCAGTTACAACTAATAGAGGCTTAAACCCTGACATATAAGCAACAGTGAAGAGTGCAATAGCAGTTGTTATTGCTGCTAACCTTCCTTCTGCTGTATTAAACCATTCTACTGCTGTACGTATAGCTTCTGATACAGCCTCCCAATTGTATGCTAGATAAATCAAGGCACCTACTACCGCCATTAATGCTACAGGAGTACCTAGTATAAACTTAAGTGCTGTCTGCCATGCAATACCCAACTGAGATACAATACCTACCATAAGTGTAATTGTACCTATAACTATAAGCATTATACCTGTTATAGCCATTGCAGCAGAGCTTAGAGCCAAAAACCTAACTACAGCTGTCTTAGTCTCTTCGCTTAGATCGCGGAACCACTGCATTAGAGCTTGTCCCGCTTCAACAAGCCTCATAACCACGGGTATAAGACGCTCACCAAGCTCCATTCGGAACACTTCTAATTGGTTCCTAAAGAGTTGAATTTGGTTCTGTGGCTCATTAAACATTATCTCATAGGCTCGCCGCATAGCGCCAGCGTTATTTTGTTGCTGCTCTACATGCCAAGTGAACCTATCGAAGTTTGTAAAGACGGTGTCGAAGAACCTACGAGCCTGGATACGGTAGCCAGCACCGCCAAATATGTCCCACATGGCCTGTGCGCGGCCAGGAGCAGTCATGTGGCCTATCTCATCGTTCATAGCAGACAGTATGTCAATGAGAGGCAGGAACTCGCCTCGTTGGTCCCGTATAGCTATCCCAAGGTCTTCCATACGAGTAATGACCCTGGGATGAGCGATAAGCTCTAAGGCTCGCGAAGCCGCTGTAGTAGCCATTTCTGCACTCAGACCCTGCCTGGTCAGGAATGCAAGCATCGCACCGCCAGTCTCAATCTCCTGGCCCGCACGCGCAAGGGCTGGAATCAGCTTACCTATGTTAGCAGAAAGCTGCTCGTAGGTGATAACACCACGACGTACAGTTTGGAACTGGAAGTCCTGCACTCTCTGTAAGTCTTGAAACTCTAAGTTCATACCATTCAAGATAGCAATGGTAGACCGGGCAGCTGCTTCGATGTTAGTGTTACCTGCCACAGCCTCTTTAGCGAAGCCTTCTAGCAGTTTCTGAGCTGTAGGAACATCTGCTCGCAGAGATGAGAAGATGAAGAACATTGTGCTGCCCATAGTATCCATAGCAGCAGGTATGTCTGTTCCTACTATCTGACCAATCCTAACTAGCCCTTCAATAGTAGCAGGAGTGTCATTCTGAATCTGTGTCATAGCGAGTGCCATACCATAACGGAATGACATAGCCTCTGTTGCCATACTGCTTAGAGAGGCAACTCCCTTACGACCAAAGGACGTTAAAGCTGCACCTGCAATGGTAGCAGCAATACCAATACCTAAGAGTCTAGCAGCAATTAACTGCTGCCTTTGTAAAGCAGCACGTTGTAGCTGAGCTTGTTCTTCATACCTTGCGCGCTCAGCAGCGCCCATCCTCTTTAGTGCAGCTTGGTGCTGTCTAGACTCCTCACCATAACGGCGACCAGCCTCTTTCAGCATATTGCGGTTGCGCGCTTCTCTATCTTGAACCTGCTTTACATAGGCATTGTGCCTATCTACCTCAGCTTGGCGTTCCCTACCTAAAGCAGCTATTCTGTCTTGAGTAGCACGCTCACTAGCTGTCTTAGCGTCATTAGCCGCATTTACCCTAGCATTTTTAGTTTGGTCTATAAGACGCTTATCGGCAGCATGAAATTCTTTTCTAGCATCAAGTTCTCGTTGAAGGTCACCCATAGCCTTTGCGTTACGGGCACTTTCTGCTCGCCACATATCTCCAATGCGACTAGCATATTGCCTCTGAGTTATCCTACCCTGCTCTAGTGCGTCGCTATACCTTCTAGCTCTTAAGTAAGCTTGATGAGACTCAGAATTAGTTCTAACTTGTTGAGCAGCTTGCTTACTTAATCCTTTAGTATACCTTGAAGTGGCATCAGATTGTCGTTCTAATTGATTAGTATAATCTTTAGCTACTTTAATAGCATTTTTTCGTGAAAAAAGTCCTGCTTGCATAGTAGTAAGATTTTCACGAATGACTTGATTGCGTTCTTTAAGTTGATTATATGCAGCCCTATTCCTTTCTGTATCTACTCTTAAAGCATCATTATTTGCTTTAGTAGCAGTAGTATGTGCCCTTGTTGCAGCAGTTACGTCATCCTGTAAAGTACGAGCGTAGTCTTTATGGCTTTGAGTAACTAGCTTACTTAAATGTGCGTTATTCTCTAAATTACGTTGGTGCGTTCTATATGCAGCAGAACTCTTACCTATAGCAGCTTCTTCACGAGCAAAAGACTTTGTTATAGAATCATTAATAGTTTTAGCATATCTAGTTGCAGCCTCTTGATTCTGCTGGATCATTCGATTCTGGTTCGCCATAGACCTATTCAACTTGGTTTGCAGTTGAGTGTCTACAGCCTGAATTGCCTTACCCAAAGCACCAAACGCACCGCCAACATTGCGAATCTCCCGTGACGCATAGTCACGAGCACGAATCATCAACAATACGTCACGGGAGGTAAGCGACATCAGCGCTTCTTTCTACTTTGGGCTTTCTCTTCCGCCTTGCGTTTTTGCTCTTCTTTCTTTTGACGCTCATGTTGTAGGTCTAGAACTATATTCATATGAAGCACTATCCAGTAGTCTTGGTCTAACAACCCTCCCTCATTAGGTAGTACTCCAAACCTATCACACATGTTTACTAGGTTAATGTACTCGTAGACTTTAGAGTTATCTACATGTTGGTCCCAAACTATAACTCTGTTAGCGTCTACTCTGAACTGTTCAAAGGGTCGTCATCGTCTGCCTTGTTAAACCCATTGTACTCGTCAATGAGGTCTGCAATCTCTTCACCCACAGTGGGGTCAAGATTAGCGAAGGTCTTAGAACTGCGGAAGTCAAGTTGGTGTCCGTTGTCGTCCTCAAGGTTGTGATCAACTATACAGATTTGGAATTCGTAACGAGTAACTACCTCGTTAGCCATCTCCATAATTGCCTCGGTATCCTTACCTTGCCCCTTCATGCTCATCTTGGAAATCATGTCACGACGCTTAAGGAACTCTCCATAACTCATCTTACGGAGTACGACGAAACCAGCCTCTTCTCCATCAGAAGACGGCAGCGTTTTAAGCTCGAAACGGTCAGTACGTGCAATATCTACAGTTGCTTTTGGCATTGTAGTGGCCTCCCTTTGGCCTATTCGTATTAGTACTAGCGAGAGTGCTGGCAGTCCTACTGGCTCAGCTAGGGCTACCAGCAACTCCCACAACTCAGTCAACTACTCAGTGACCTCGCCCTCAACGGGCTCAGCCTCTTCATCGTCGTCCGCGAGCAGTTCCTCACGGGTCTTACCAAGGAACTCCCCTTCGGGGCGATTACCAACGACTACGAAACCGTCAGCCTTAGCCTGCTTGACGTCAGGGCCGCGGACATCCTTCACTTCTTGCGTGTCTGGGTTGTAGACTTTAGGCATTAGCAGCTCTTTCTCTTAGTGAACCCCACAGGTCAGTGGGGGAGCGTTATTAAGCAGGAATAGTAACATCCTCTTCAGTCGTAATAGTAATCTTGTAGGAACCGTCAAGAGTCGTGTCATTTACACCAATGTACGTCGTGCTACTACGAACAAGGTCACCTACGCCGCTGAGGTTTACAGCGTAAGCATCAATAATAGCAGCAGCCATTTCGATAGAAAACTTATTATTAGCCGACTCGCTAAGAGCAACAGTTACTGACTGTTCAGTAAGAGTCTTAAAGATGTCGTATTCAGTGCGGTCATCAAAGTCTCGGTCAAGAGTAAGCTGTACGTCACGCTCACCGAACTTAATAAACTGAGCCCCAAGTACGTCCTTCAAGCGGTACTGAACCTCTCCGTTGTCGTTAATATCAAACGAGAAGTTGTCCGCGTCAAAGATTTGACTCTCAGTAGGAATCTGCAAGTTCCAAGTACCAGCACCAAACGGTACATCGTCAGTGTACGTAGGAGTAGCAGGAACGCTCACAGACTCTTCGGCAGTACCAAGAATATTGTACGTTACAGTAGCCATATCATTGTCAACACCAAAGTTCATGTTAGAAACAACGCAGCCAGTGTAGCCGAATGCTTCTGCACCCCTAACCACAGTGATACTCATAGTGTTATTAGCTAACGCACCGTGCGTAGGAGAAAACTCATACTCAAACGGCGTAGTAGCTACCGTCTGAGTTAAGTCACCTCGCGCGCACAACAGCATGTATGGCAGTACGTCCGTCAGAAGCTCGGACTCGATAGCTCCTTCTACGTTACCGTTACCCGGTACGGCACCAATAACGTCCGTAGTACCACGAATCACTCGACGCCAGTTAGTATTCTGAGTCCAAGTTACAGACTCACTCATAATAGGGAAGAACTTAGTAGGAGCTATGTACGTACCGCTAGTCGATTCAATGCCGATTCCAATAAAACCGGCAGCACCAATGGT